AGCAAACGCATCATTCAGGCTGGCTGCGTTGTTTGCGGCCTTTTCGCTGGTGGAGTAGAAGGCGTCGTAGTACCCAGCGACCGATGCCTGCAGCTTGTCCAGGCCACCAAAGGCGTCGACCAGCCCAGCTGCAGCAGTCGCACCCTTGATGCCAATGGGCAGCAATGTGCCGCCCAGTTGATTCAGATCGCCATTGACGGTGGTCAGGTCGGTGGCAAGGCGGGCCAGGGTGGCGGATGATGTCTCACCCGTCTTTGCCAGGCTGGTGATGGACGCGCCATAGGCAGCGGTGACCATGTCGTCAAAGAAACGGCCAATGGCGTTGTCGATGGCCGCTTTTTGCTTGTCTGGGTCAAGGCCCGTCATGTCGACGGTGATCTGCTTGGTGAACGTGTCAATGGCCGTGCCGCTGAGGCCAATGGTGGCCGCGTAGGCCTTGATGGCGGCCGTGCCCATCTTGGTCGACGTGTCGATATAGCCCGTGAGCTCTGGGCTTGCGTCTGTCCAGCTACTGTTGTGCGTGGTGCCACCACCAAACACGCCACCGGTCTGGGTGAAGTCTGATCGGTTGGCAACCGATGAGGCTCCCCGGTCGGACAGATTGGCAACTACCGCACCACCCGTGGAGTCGACCGTATAGCCGAAGATGGCCTGCACAAGTTGCGACTCCAATGCCGAGCCCGAGAGCATGGCCGCACCCTTGCCGCTCAAGCCCAGCGCCTGCAGCGTCATGTCGTTGACCTTGGGTGCAGGGTCGAGGGCGTTGATAGGGTTGGTGGCCCGGTAGCCTGCGTCGTAGGCACCGCCTGATGCAGACATGCCGGCAATGATCCAGCCAATGACCGGGATCGCACCCGCTGCACCCGCACCGCTGCCCAGGCTTTCTGCCGTGGTCGTGTAGGTACTAGCCAGGGCCGTATCGCCAGCAGCAAACGCCTCAGTTGCCGCCTGCTTGTATGCCTCGATTGCCGGGGCCATGATGGACGGGTTTGACATACCCATGCCGAAGGCAGACGCGGCATTGCTGCCGAACACATTTGCAAAGGACGTGATGCCATTGCCCAGGCTCGACACCAGGCCTCCGCCCTTCAAAAAGGTGGTGATGTTGGACAGCGATGACAGCGTGCTGACGTTGTTGATCCCATCGGACGGTGAGCCCGATTGCGAGATACCGAACGCACCTGTAATGCCCTGAGCCAGTGGGGAGATGATGGCGCTGATGGTGGGGCGCAGCACCAGGTTCTCGAACTCTTTGACCAAGGCGTCACGGAAGCCGGTGATCGCGCCATGCACGCCACCGTTTTCAATACCGCTGATGATGCCGTCGGTGAGACTGTTCTGGATCTGTTTGACGGCGTCCAACCAATAGCGGGTAGTAATTTCGGTATCAACGGCTGCAGACTTTTCACTCGCAATTTTGGTCGCTTCGGCTATCTTGTCTTGACGGACCTCGTCCGATGAAAACGCGGTGTCCTTGAGCTTGGTGATCTGGCGCTCTAGGTCGAGGGCGATTTTCAGCTTAGCCAACTCGGAGCTGCGCAGCTGGTCAGAGGCACCAACCAGGCTCACCTCTTTTTCCAGCAATTGGTTGGATTCGCTCAGACCGACGCGCTGATCCTGCTGCTCGATCGATATCCTGGCGTAGTTGTCGCCCCATTCCTTCAATTGCGCGGCGATCGCGCCATCGAACTCCTCACGCTCAGCCGTTTGCACCGCCCGAATGGCTTCCTTGCGCGCATACAAGGCTTGCGTGATCTTGTTTTGGCCTTCGGCCTGTGCTGTGAGCCGATCTTGAGCCAGGGCAGCGATTTGCGTGTCTAACGAGATCACTTCCTTTTCGCTGTCTTGACGGCCGGCCACAATAGCCCGCTCAGCCAGCAGGGCGTTACGCCGCACGTCGATAGCTTTGAGGGTTTGCTCGGTGGTGGCCTCGATCTGCCCGATCTCGGTGAGCTGCCCGGTGGCGCGCAAGGTGTTGATCTGGTCTTGCGCACGGGTGATGATCGCCAGCTTGGCATCTTCAGACTGTTTGACGGCGGCCACGCTCGCGCCGGTGTCGTATTTTTGGTTGACCAACGCGACCTGGTGATCGATCTCCGGTTGCGATTTCCCCGCTGCTGCACCACGATTGCGGGCGGCCTCAATCTCAATGTCGCGCTTGGCAGCGTTGGAGCGGTTGGCGTCGACCTGGTTCTTCCACTCGATGCCCGCCTTGTCCTGTTCGATTTGCTTTGCGCGCTCGGCAGTGGTACCGGCCAATACACTGGCCGATGATTGCATGACAAACAGCCGCTGCTTTTCAATATCCAACTGCGTCTTGGCATTGCGAATGTCGGCCTCTTCCAGGCCCATCATCATGGTGCCGCTTACGGGCGTATCGACTTTGGTTTGCAGATCCGCGACAACCTTCTTTTGTGCGGTGATCTGGTCGGGCAGTGGGACGCTAAAGCCCGCCATCGCCTTGAGCGACTTGAGATACTCGGCAGCGTTCTGGCTGATGGACAGCCACATGCGGTCAACGGGGCCCAAGCTTGACTCAATGTTGTCAGAGACGTGCGACTGCGCTTTGTTGTACGCGTCTTGGGCAACCCGCACGGCATCGAGGTGGCGGCCCTGCTCCTCCAGAGCCTTGATCTGCGCGTAGAGGCTGGCGGTCAGGTAGTTGGTCTTTTCGTTGAGCGCAACCGATGCGTCAACCGGGCCTTTCTTTAATGCCTCGAAGGCCTTGACTGTGTCGGACACAGCAGTGCCGCCCAGCCGCTCGAAGCGAATGGCGGTCTGGGTGTATTTCTCCAGCACATCAGCAGCAACGCTGCCAGACTTGGCGAACTCGGCCAGGGCTGCTGCGCTCAAGCCCACGTGCTCTGCCATGGCCTGCAGCTGGCCCGCGCTGAGGCCTGCAGCGCCACCGGTAAGGGCCAGAGAGTCGCGCAGGGTCTTGGCGTCTTGCGATGCCGAGTAAGAGGCATAGGCCAGCCCAGCAACTGCAGCGGTGATCAGCACGATGGGATTGGCCACCAGGCCGCCGATATAGGTGCCCAAGGCGCTGACAGCGCCACCCACGCCCCCAAACATATCCTTGAGCTGCCCACCCTGCTGCAGCAGCACCGTCATGGGCTTTTGGCCGCCCTGCAGGCTGGTGATGATGTCGGTGAACTGTGCCGGCACATTGCGCATGGCAGCGGCCGTGGCCTTGGCCGACATGCCGATGTTGCCCATGGATTTATCCATGGCCTCTTGCGCCTGCTCTGCTGCCTTGAGCTGGGCGATGTATGGCGCAATGACTGCGGGGTCGATGCCTTTGAAATCGGCCTTGATCTGCAGCGACTCCGACATGCTTTTGCCAGCCGTGGCCAGGTCGATCTGTGCGCGCTGGATCTGGCTGACGATGGACTTGGTAGCGCGGTCGATGCTCTTGGCGGAATTGTCTGCAGCGGTGCCCATCTGGCCCAGGCCAGTGGACGCGCTTTTGCCCGCGTCGGACGCAGCTTGGCCCAGCGTGGACAGCGAGCGCTTGGCCTGGTTGACACCGGTCTCAACGCCGGTGGCGTCCGCGCTAATTTCAATCTGCTTTTTTAAGTCAGACATTGGTCTGTGTCCTATTTGGTTTTGTCGTTCATTGCGCCAAGGGCGGCTAGCTCCATCACCTGGATATCCAGTTCGAGCTGTTCAATTTCGTCAGGGGGCAGCTTCAGGCGGTCAAACTTTTGGTAGAGCACCATGTAGTCGAGGCCCGTAGGCCCCGAGAACCCAACACGCCACTGGGTCTGCAGGGAATGGAAGACGTCAAACGCTTGGGCGTTTTCAGGCCAGATCTCGATCACGTCGAGGTCGGCCTCTGTCATGCCCGAAGCCGCCAGCTCGGCCGGGTTGGGCGGCGCTGTGAACAGTGCAGCGCCGACCGCCTTTAGTTTCCCAAGCGGCCTTCAACAATGGCGGCGCGGTAGCCTTCCATGATGGCGATGCAGGCGGCAGGAACTTCGTTGCTGAGCTGCTGAATGTTCTCGTGGGTGAACTCGGCATCCACGTCCCAGCCCTCGGCCACTTTCAGCACGTAGTCGGCATTGGTTTCGGTGGTGTTGCTCATCATGGCTTCCATGCTGAACTTTTCGCCGGTGACCACTGCCTTGTCACCTGCGGCCTGCATGTTGGCGTCGATGAAGGCACCAAACTCGGTCCTGGTGCGGTAGATGTAGATGATCTCTACGCTGCCGGTCGTGCCGTCCAGCATGGGGAAGGTGATTGTTTTCTTGAAGGTCTTGGGCTGCGCGCCCAGTTTGAGTTTTGCCATGTTGTTGCTCTATTTGAAGGTGAGGAAAAAAGACCCGGCAAGGTGCGACCAGGCGGGCATGAAAAAGGCCCCAGGGCGGTGAGCCGTGGGGCCTGGCTTGCTGCAAAAGTGGCTTAGGTGGCGTAGCGCACCGGGCGGCCCTGCAGCGCCACACCGGCCTTGACAGCCATCAGGTTGCCTTTGGTCAGGCTGGGCGTCTCATCAAAGGCAAAGATGCCGTTGTAGAGGATGAAGCCGCCTTGTGGCATGGTGGCCCGCAGTGCAGTGATGGCGCGTGATGCTGCAACCGTCTTGATCGCCTGGTAACCAGCCAATGTAGGATCGTCCGCAATTTCCAGGGCCAGCGTT